GTTTGTTTTGGGGTTGGTGGGCCGGCAGAAGCGGCCGCAACATTGAGAACGTGCAACGTGAGTTCACAGAAATGGTTCGCGAATGTGTGCGCGACGGTAAGAAAGTCGGGTTTACCTTCGCGCGCGACATGGTGATGGTGAGCGATGCGAACAATGGCGGCGTCGTTCCCTTGCTTGTCCAGGATGTTATGGGACCGCTAAGCGAAAGACTTATTTACGACAAAATCGGCATTCCCATCGCAACGGGGGTACATGGCGAGTATGTATGGCCTTTCCACGGCGACGTCTCCGTTACAATTGCCGGCGAGGGTGTGGCTGTGCCGGGCAAAAAGATCACGTTTACCAAGAAAACAGCGCACCCCGAGCGTTTGGCAGCGTGCTACGAGGCCTCACGTGAATCGTTGTTGCAGACGGATAACCTCGTCGAGGACATTATTAAGAAAATGATTCCCGTGGCAATTGGCAAATGCATCGATACCGTCCTGTTTAGTACGACCAAAGCAACGGGGGCGGTGGACTTCGTCGGCCCGTTTGTGGGCTTGAAAGCGACAGCAAAACAGATTGGCCCGAATTTGGACTTTAAGACGATGGTAATTGCCAAAGCCGATTTGCTGAAAACAGGTGTCGAGGGTGAAGCCATGGCATGGGTTATGACGAAATCAATGAAAGCGATTCTCGAAGCCACGCCGAAAGATGCCGGTTCTGGTATCATGGTTTGCGAGGACGACAAGATTGCCGGCATCCCGGTCTACACCACGCAAGCCATTGGCGACGACTATATCGGATTGGGAGACTGGAGCTACCAACCGCTCAGCTTCTTCGGAGACACGTCGCTTATTATCGACCCCTATTCAGGTGCCGACAGCAATAAAGTCCGCTACGTCGTGAATACTGATCTTGCGACCACTACGCTTGTCCCTGAAGCGTTCCGACTCTACAAAGTAAAGGACGCCTAACCTCATACTCTTTCCTTGTTTATCATGCTAACCGATTTTGCCCTATTTCGCAAGCATTGCCGCGCCGATGATTTCGACGACGAGACCGAATACCTGCGCGACTTACTTGAGGCCGCGGAGGAGACTATTATTCGGGCAACGAACCGCACGGCCGCGGAGCTTGTCGAAATAGGCGGCGGTTCGCTACCTAAATCCTTGCAAATCGCTGCTTTCACAATCGGAGCGCACTGGTACAACCAACGCGAAGCCGTGGCGGCGGTGCAAATGCACGAAGTGCCGGGGACTCTCGCAGCGTTGGTAAAACCTTTTCAACGATTATGCAGGCAGGAAGAATGAGAACGCGCCTCGAACTATTGCGCCCCGTGCGCGATGTCGACCATTTCGGCGCAGAAAGTACGAAATACGAACGAGTGCGTGTGGTGTATGCCGAATTAGTGCGGCACACCGCTCGGAAACACGACGAGGTCGGCGAGCACTTCGCAGACCATTCAACAGAATACAACGTGCGCGACGTGCACAAAGTCGGCGAAAACTGGCGAGTGCGCGAACTGTTCGGGAATCTCTACACCGTTACGGCCGTAATTCCTAACAAGCCGCGCGGGTTTGTTACCCTCTATTGCGAACGTGTAAACGAATAGCCTATGCCTACGCAAGTAAACACCGACGGACTGAATTCCCTCTGGTTTATGTTGTCCGAAAGAGAGCGCAAAAAATCTCTCATCGGCGCCGCCCGAACTACGGGGCAAATTTTACGCCGCGCCGCGCAACGGGCGCTCTCTGCATCGGGAGTGAACAACGCACAAGCCTTGCGAAAGAATGTCCGTCTCAATGTCTTCAAAGAGAAAATCGGCTTTAAGGTTTACGTTACCCCCCGATTCCGAAAGGCGATGCACTTGAACCGCCACAACTTACTAAAGCCCGTGGTTTTTTGGCTGAATGGCGGAACAAAAGCGCGCGTAACAAAAGACGGTGGCGGCTCCCCTAATTCGAGAAGAGCCGCTCGGCTGAGGAAATCTCACAAGACCGGGCATATCACCGCAATGGAGTTTATAAAAGCCGCTCGTGGAAACCTCCCCGAAGCTAAGGAAGCATTTAGCGGAAAAGTCTACGAATGGGCGGCACGCGTTGCAGCACAGCATTACAAATAATCAGCACACAACATGCACAAACGTTCTTCTCTTAGCGCGGGGCTTATTGTCCGCCATCTCCTAACCAACGATGAGGCCGTGCAAGCAATCACGCGGCATATTTTCCCCGTGATTGTAGACGAAGCGACTTTGCCCTATGTTGTTTATCGTCGTGCTGATTTGGAAGCGGCACCGAACAGTAATGGCGCGGCCGATGTCTTGACCTTCGAAATTGCATGCTATGCCGCATCGTATGCGGAAAGTGTAGAATTAGCCGAGGCTGTCCGCCACGCGCTAGATGGTACGCAAACCGTGTCCGGTGATTTGACGCTACGTGCGTGCCGTATCGCATCGGCTGAAGAGCTCTACGACGGCGATGCTTATGCGCAATTACTTACCTACACCGCCCGCGTCTGAACATTAACCAACACAACACACAAACAAAAATCTTTCATTATGGCATTACCAGCAGGATACGTCAACGGCAGCGACCTCTTGTTGTTCGTCGGAGGCAAAGCTTTGGGGCACTGCTCCTCGTTCTCAGTCGATTTCAAGAGTGAAACCAAACAGCGTGCGGTGAAACCCGTTTCCACCCTCCCCCCGGGTTCCGCGAAATTCAAGGACGCAACGGTTTCGAACTTAAGTATTTCCATCAAGGCCGACAATTTTCTCTACGTCGGCGAAACAGAATCAGATTACAAGGCCTATTTGAACGCGTGGATGTCTGCGAAGCCCGTAACGTTGGAACTAAGAGCTCGCGGTGCGGACGAGTCGTGGCTTTCCGCACCTTTTATCATTGAAAGCCATTCGCTGACCACTGAGGCCGACCAGGATGTTAAAGCTTCGGGGTCGTTCGTCATTGCCGGCGCGCCAACGGTCTACGATGCAACAAAATTCGGAATTTGAAAATGAACACAAAGAAGTTTCCCAAGATTACGATCGACGGCAAACAGTATCCCACCCGCACCTCGATGGGGGCGATGCTGCGCTATACCCGCGAAACGGGTAACGACACGCTCGAGTTCCAAACGCTGAGCGATACGATCACCTACCTTTGGTGCTGCGTAGTTTCGGCTTGCAGTGCAGAGGGCGTGCCGTTCGATCTTGATTTAATGAGTTTCGCCGACCGGCTTGCACCAGAAGACGTGACAGGATGGACTGAGGCACTGGAAGCCAGCACCCAAACCACAGAAGCCGAAGGCGGCGCAAAAAAAAAGTAGCCTTTTCGGAATTACTCGGATACGCGTTGGGCGTGATGTGTATGAAGTTAGACGATTTCGTGCGCCTCACGCCCGACGAGTTTCTGGCATGTATGAAGGCACACACAGACGCAAAGGAGAACAAGGCTCGCGATGAGTGGCAAAGGATGAGGCTACAAACCACGCTCCTCATACAACCACACATTAGCAAGACGATCTCCCCCGAAAAACTCTTTGCACTACCATGGGACGAGGAGGACGAACCGCAACCCCATGAGGAAACGCCAGAAGAGCTTGACGCTCGCCGTCAATACGCGCGCGAATTAGCACGAAGACTGAACAACAAAAGCACCGACTAAATGGCAAAGACCGACATTCAAATCGTAATAGAAGCCGACGGCAAACCGATTGATGCCGTTATAAAAAGCACCGAAGGCTTGAAGGAGGCGATGCAAAAAGCGATCTCCGAAGCTACGAAACTCAAACCGTCGCTCATCAATGCGGCGGCCTCGGCCTCTTTGTTCCAGTCGCTCAAGAGTGCGGTCGGTTCGTTGCAAGGAATCTTTGCCAGCTATACGCAAAGCTATGAAGCCGCGGCGGTGGCGAACACCAAGCTCACCACGGTGATGCAGGAGCGTATGAACGCCACGGCCGAAGACGTGAAGGGCGTAAAAGACGTAATTTCAGCGCAGAAGGAGCTCGGCGTTGTAAGTGGTTCGGTGCAGGTGGCCGGCGCGCAGCAAATCGGCACATTCGCCACGCAGGCTTCAACGCTCCGCACCCTCGTGCCGGCGATGAACAACCTCCTCGCACAGCAAAAGGGCGTCAACGCCACACAGGAAGACGCGGTGACGGTGGGTAACTTGTTCGGCAAAGCGCTGCAAGGCCAAGTCGATGCATTGAAGCGTGTGGGTGTCACCTTCAGCGAATCCGAAAAAAAGATGCTACAGCACGGCACTGAAAGCCAGCGCGCCGCTATCTTGGCACAAGTCATCACGAACAACGTGGGCGAGATGAATCAGGAGCTCGCCAGTACGCCCGTCGGCAAGATGAAGCAGCTGCAAATGTACATTGGCGGCGTGAAGGCGAAAATCGGCGAATTGGTTTACGAAACGGGGCCTTATCTCGCCGCGGCGTCGCAAGTCGCTGTTTTGGCTTCTTCTTTTGCGCAACTGCGCGCCACACTTGGCGGGGTGTGGGGCGCTGTCAGTAATTTCCTCCTGGCGACAAAGGCTTCTATTCTTGCACTGTATGCCGAAGCCGGCGCCGCGGGTACGACAAGCACCGCGATGCGAGTGCTTACGACGGTAAAGTTGGCAGCCGTCAGCGCAGCAAAGAAGCTCATCGCGGTTATAAGTGCAAATGTTTGGCTCGTGGCTGCGGCTGCAGTGGCGGGGTTGGTTTATGCGCTTTACAAGTTCTCCACCGCCAACAGTGAATCCGCGCGCCGACAAGCGGAAACAAACGAGGCTTTCGGCGTTGCGGCCGCCGCCGCTTCGCAGCGGGACAAC